AACTGAAAAAATAATTAGACAATCACAATAAATTTTAGTAATCTTTTTAAATAACAGAAAGGTATAAAATGAAAAAACAAGTAGAAGAAAAAACTGAAGAAAGACGAAATAGATTTACTAATGAAAGAGCTTTCTTAACAAAAGAGGAAGCAGAATTACATGATTTAGTTTTCTATTATGAAGCATTAGAGCAATACTCTAAAATGCAAAAATGTATTTCTAAATTTAGTCGTCTAAATCCAAAAGCCTACATGACATTATTGGATTAGTTATGAGTGATACATTAAATATAAAAGGTCATTTAGTTTTTAATGCTAAAATGAATGTTGAAATAATTTTTACTTTTGACAATAAAGATCAACAAATGTGGAATACTGAAATGAGATGTATTCCTATTGATTTAAAAGAAAGTGAATGGATAAGACATTTAATTGAGTTAGCATTTAACGAGGATATGCATAATGCAAATGATCTAGTTAAAATCTCAATGTGTATCAGTTGTAAAAAAAAGGGTTATGAAAATATTCCAATGATAAAAAGTTTTTTATCTCGTAATGGGAAATATTATTTTCAACCCGATCAACGAGATATTGAGAATGAAATAATAAAAGGGACAACAATCGCTAGTGAAACAAAACCTTTTAATCAACAAATAAATTAATCAATCTTAAATATTTCAGGCGCAAGTTTCACTTGCGCCTGATTTTTTTTGCCTGAATTTTTCACACAATAAAGTATAGCGATAGCTATACTATTTATTAAAAGATAAGAGTACGAAGTACATTATTATAGAGGTACCAATACAAGTACAAAAATAGTATTGATTAAAAGTATTAAATAACTTAAAACAAAAAAGGGATCCTAATATTAGAGTAAAGTCAAGGATCGATACAGTCAGAGATGTTAAAATCGTGACTCAATATATGACCAAGTCGAAAAAAAATATTATAAAAAATTTTGAGAACCCATCAAATGAAAGGGAGTATCTACTTGCTAAACTAAAGTTAAGGCAAAGAGAAAAGGAGTCCCTGGTCAAAGATGATTTCTTAGAGTTTGTAAAACACATGTGGCCTGAATTTATAGAAGGGTACCATCATAAGATCATAGCAGAAAAATTTAATAAATTAGCTACAGGCGAAATCAAGAGACTCATTGTCAATATGCCTCCTAGACATTCTAAATCTGAATTTGCATCTAACTACTTACCTGCATGGATGATTGGTCGGAATCCTAAATTAAAAATTATTCAAACAACTCACACGGCAGAACTAGCTGTAAGGTTTGGTCGTAAAGCTAAAAACTTAATTGACTCTCCTGAGTACCAAGAAGTATTTAAAACTAAACTACAAGAAGATAGTAAAGCAGCAGGGAGATGGGAAACCGAAGGTGGCGGTGAATACTTTGCAGCGGGTGTTGGCGGTGCGATCACGGGTCGTGGTGCTGATCTATTAATCATTGACGATCCGCACAAGGAACAAGATGCAATGAGCAAAGAAGGTTTTGACAAAGCTTACGAGTGGTATACTTCAGGACCACGTCAGCGTCTTCAACCTGGTGGTTCAATTGTAGTTGTAATGACTCGTTGGTCGACAAAAGATTTAACAGGTTGCCTGCTCCATGGACAAAAAGAAGTTAAAGGTGATCAATGGGAACTTGTAGAGTTTCCTGCGATCATGCCATCAGGATTACCTGTATGGCCTGAGTATTGGAAGTTAGATGAATTAGAAAAAGTAGAAGCAACTCTTCCTATTGCAAAATGGAATGCACAGTGGATGCAAGCTCCAACAGCAGAAGAAGGTGCACTCATAAAACGAGAGTGGTGGCAGGACTGGCCACATGATAGTCCACCGCAAACAGAATTTATAATACAATCTTACGATACAGCTTTCTTAAAAAAAGAAACTGCCGACTATAGTGCGATAACTACCTGGGGCATGTTCCGTGATGATGAGAACCAAATGCATGTAATATTATTAGACGCTGAAAAAGACAGGTACGAGTTCCCCGAGCTACGACGCGTGGCTCATGAATCATATTTATTCTGGAGACCTCAGATGGTACTAATCGAGGCTAAAGCATCAGGGATCCCGCTAACGCACGAGTTATCTCGAATGGGAATTCCTGTAGTCAACTATACCCCGTCAAAAGGAAACGATAAACATGTTCGTGTGAATACTGTTGCACCTTTCTTTGAAAGTGGTAGAGTGTGGGCTCCTATGCATAAACAATATGCACAGGAGGTTATTGAAGAATGTGCTGCTTTTCCAAATGGAAGTCACGATGACTATGTCGATTCAATGACTCAAGCAATAATGAGATTTAGACAGGGTGGATTTTTACTACACCCTGAAGATGAGCAAGAGGAGATTAGACCTAGAGAACCTAAGGTTTATTATGGTTAAACGATTAACACGAACGATCCCACCATTGAGAGGACCTAACCCACAGGGGTTGAATGTTCCGTTAAAACAAGTTAAGATAGTCAAACTGGAGAAATTAAATGGCAGACGACAATATCGACAAAGCCCTACCCAACGTAGAGCAACAAGTAACATTACCGGGTGAAGAAGAAATCGTAGAAGCACAAGAGACGATTGAAGAATCATTACCTGGTGAACCTGAAGTTATCGAACAAGAAGATGGTTCGGTCGATATTAATTTTGAACCAGGAGCCTTGAACCAAGAAGGCACAGAAGATCATTACGCAAACTTAGCAGATTTATTACCTGAAGACGTATTAGACCAAATGGGTTCTGAACTTTATGCAAATTATACAGAGTACAAACAATCTCGAAAAGATTGGGAAGATTCTTACAGCAAAGGTTTAGATCTATTAGGATTTAAATATGTTAATCCTTCACAGCCTTTCGAAGGAGCTTCAGGTGCTACGCATCCTGTCCTCGCTGAAGCTGTAACACAGTTTCAAGCAGGAGCGTATAAAGAATTATTACCCGCTGACGGACCTGTCAGAACTCAAATTATTGGAGCCATCACTCCACAAAAACACGATCAAGCAACTCGTGTAAAAGATTTTATGAATTATCAATTAATGGATGTGATGCAAGAATATGAACCCGACTTTGACCAAATGCTTTTCTATCTCCCTCTTGCCGGCTCTTCCTTTAAGAAAATCTATTACGATGATCTTTTAGAAAGAGCCGTTTCTAAATTTGTACCTGCCGATGATTTGATCGTGCCGTACACTGCAACATCATTAGAGGAAGCAGAAGCAGTTATACACACAGTAAAAGTTTCAGAGAACGATTTAAAAAAACAACAGCTAGCAGGTTTCTATAGAGACATTGATATTAGACCTGGTTATCTAGAAGATGATCCTGTTACTAAAAAAGAACGAGAGTTAGAAGGTGTTAAGAAAACAGGAAGAGATGAAGATATTTTTCAACTATTAGAATGTCATGTTAATTTAGACATAGAAGGTTTTGAAGACAGAGATGAAACAGGAGATACAACAGGAATCAAACTTCCGTATGTTGTAACTGTTGATACTGCTTCTAGAAAAGTTTTAGCAATCAAACGAAACTACAAAGCCGACGATCCAATAAAGAAAAAGATCCAATACTTTGTCCATTTCAAATTTCTTCCAGGACTAGGTTTCTATGGCTTTGGTTTGATTCACATGATTGGCGGTCTTTCCAGAACAGCGACTCAAGCGCTACGTCAATTATTGGATGCGGGTACCCTCTCTAATTTGCCCGCAGGATTTAAACAACGTGGAATTCGTATTTCTGATCAGGCTCAATCGATTCAGCCAGGCGAGTTCCGAGATGTAGATGCACCAGGTGGAAACATCAAAGATGCATTTATGACTTTACCTTTCAAAGAACCATCAGCAACATTATTACAGTTGATGGGTATTGTAGTAAACGCAGGTCAAAGATTCGCTGCTATATCTGACATGAGTGTTGGTGATGGCAATCAAGGTGCTGCTGTTGGTACAACAGTTGCATTATTGGAAAGAGGATCTCGTGTAATGTCCGCAATCCACAAACGACTATACGTTGGATTGAAACAAGAATTTAAATTATTAGCAAACTGTTTTAAAACTTATTTACCTGATGAGTATCCTTACGATGTAGTAGGTGCTCAAAGAAATATTAAACTACAAGACTTTGATGACAAGGTAGATATTATTCCTGTTGCTGATCCAAATATATTTTCACAAGCACAAAGAATATCTATTGCACAAACAGAATTACAATTAGCACAATCGAATCCTGGTATGCATAACATGTACGAAGCGTACAAACATATGTATCAAGCAATTGGTGTGAAAGATGTAAACTTAATTTTACCTCCGCCACAACCACCTGTACCAACAGATCCTGCTACAGAAAATATTATGGCAATGTCAGGTAAACCTTTTCAAGCATTCCCGGGCCAAGATCATAGAGCCCATATAGATTGTCACTTAGCGTTCATGGGGACAAACATGGCTAGAAACAATCCAATGGTATTAGCTGCATTAGAAAAAAATATATTTGAACACATTGCTTTGATGGCACAAGAACAAGTTGAACTAGAATTTAGAGAAGACATTCAAAGAATGGGTGCAATGCAACAGAATCCAATGATGGCTCAGAACCCTGAAATGCAAGTGATGATGCAAAACATGAATATTAAAATGGAATCTAGAAAAGCTAAACTAGAAGCTGAAATGACTATCGAGTTCATGAACGAAGAACAAAGAACTATCGGTGAGTTTGGTAATGACCCAATTGCTAAATTAAGAGCAAGAGAACTTGATTTAAAAGCAATGGATGATGAGAGAAAACGAGTTGAAGGCCAAGAGAGAATAGATCTTGATCGTATGAAAACTATGATGAATCAAGGCTTACAACAAGAGAAACTAAACCAAAACGAAGAATTAGCTGAATTACGAGCAGATACCTCATTGACTAAAACACAGATGGGTATTGACGCTAAGATCGAAAATGATAGGTTCAAACAAAGAGACGTAAGAATCTTGAAAGGTCCTCGTAGATAATCTATAATAGGAGACATTATGAAAAAAAATAAAAACAGTCACGCAGGAATGACCCATGTAGACCATGACATGTTTATTAACAAAGATGGTTTTGCAAAAGGTGGAGTTGAGATTGAAGCAACAAAAGCCAATGAGTCACAAACTGTAGATGTAAAAGGTACTAGAAGAATTAGACCTGAGAAAAAACCTGTAAAGGCGACTTGGTACTAACATGTGGTTATCGGCAATTAAATTAGCCGTCTCTGCTGGAAGTAAAATTTACGCTAATAAGCAGAGAACTAAGATGGCTATGTCTGATGCACAGCTTATGCATGCATCTAAGATGGCTCGAGGTGAGGAAGCTTACCAGGGTAAATTGTTAGAAGCCCGACAATCAGACTGGAAGGACGAGGCAGTTTTGATAATTCTCTCGACGCCGGTGATGATTTTGGCTTGGGCAGTGGTATCGGACGATCCAACTGCTATGGACAAGGTCAAGCTCTTTTTTGACATGTTCTCGCAATTGCCGAGCTGGTTTACAAATTTATGGATACTTGTAGTTGCGAGTATTTATGGTATAAAAGGAACACAAATTTTCAGAAATGGAAAAAAATAATTAAGGAGATAACACATGGCGAACCCAAGATATAACACACAAGTAACTCAGCCTAGATGTAGCTCAGCGAGAGTAGGAAAAATGGGTGGTGGTATGATGAGACCTATGTACAAACAAGGTGGT